ATGCACGAACCTTAAGATGGTCTTGCTTGTTGTCAGAGTCAAATACGCTGTAAGTCATAGTGTTCTTCCAATCGTTATATTTTTCTGGGCTCTGATATCTTTGTTGCTCCAAGTCCAGCATTCGCCGGTTTTATCTTGAAAGCAAACCCATAGCAAGTTGTGCTCTAGACCGTAGTCCAGAAGCACAACTGCCATTGCACTTCCCTGTGGAGTAGTCACAGGAATTGGTGGTTCAAGTTGTAAAATCAAAGTTTGCAACTCTCACAATCTTCTTCAACAATATCTTCGGCATTATGAGGCTCTTCCATAGAGACCTCACCAGCACCGTCGTACGTATTGAAGTAATAGAGTTGCTTACCACCATACTTATAGAACATAACCATGTGTCTCATCATTTCCGACATAGGTATCTTGTGAACAGTTTCACCCTCTTCAAGAGGATAGTGTTCAGGATTGTAGCTAGTATTGACAGAGATGCCTTGGTCAATAAACTTTTGCAATACTGCGCAGATCTTCAAGTAACCTTCCGGCGACTTTTGATCCCATAGTAGATCATACTTATTCTTCAGCTTACGTACTTCAGGGACAACCTGCTTTAATGATCCATCCTTAGAACCCTTAATTGACACAAGAGCACGAGGCGGCTCAATGCCGTTAGTCGAGTTCGAGACCTGGGCAGACGTTTCGGAAGGCATCAGCGCCATTAGAGTAGAGTTACGAATGCCGTGTTTACCGGCCATAACGCGAAGGTTGTGCCAATCCATATTATACACTGGATTCACCAATTCGTCAACATCTCTTTTGTAGGTGTCGATTGGGAACTGTCCGCAGTGATACTTAGTCTGGTTAGACCAAGCGCATGCACCCTTTTCGGCAGCAAGATCAATAGAAGCCTTAATCAGGTAATACGACCATGCTTCCGTGTACTCATGAATCTTCTGCAGACCTTCTGGTGTTATGTTCTGATAAGTAAGATCATTACGAGCAAGCCAGTAAGCAAAGTTGACAATGCCAACTCCAAGCGGTCTTCTTGACAGAGTTGATCTTTCCGCCGCAACAACCGGATAGTTCTGATAAGACAGTAGCTCATCCAGAGCACGGACAACAAGAGTGCAAAGACGTTCAAAGTCACGAGGATCACGAATCTTCCCCCAGTTAATTGCCGCAAGCGTGCAGAGTGAGATTTCACCCTGTGTATCATGCAAGCTGTTCAGTGCCTTTGTAGGCAAAGTAATTTCTTGACAGTTGTGTACTAAAATTCCATCCGCATAGAAGTTATGATTATCTTCTACAGTTAAGTCGAAGACATCAATTTCTTCTTCTAGATATTCAATCTTTAACATGTATTCTTTTCCCATCTCTGATTTCTACGCGTGTATTTTTATTTGAACCGGGCTTACCTAGATTAGCCACACGTAACTTTTTGCGATGTTCGTCGGTTCTAAAGTATGGATTATAAATCGTGCCCAGCTGATTAGCCACAGCGATTGCCAAATTGGCGTATTTACCGGTAAATCTAAATTGTGTAAAGCTTTTAGGGAATCTCTTATGGGATTTAATCATATGCTTATGCGGTGGTACTCGGCCTAGTTTTTTTGACTCTTCTAATACCATATCAAAAAGTTCTTCATTTGTTATCCCACTATAGTTACCATTACCCTTGCCAATATTTCTTTCCTTAGTCTTAAGACGCCAAGCTTCATACTTTTCCTCGGGGACTATCCATCCCCCACATCCACCTGGTTTAGCATTATAACCAAACTCCATAGTTTTATATTCTTTTATTTTTTGTTCTTCTATGGATCTAATTATAGCAATATCATCATTTTCAGCTAAAATAGTTTTATCCCAACAATCAATACCATATTTTCTAATAGCACTATGAAATCTAAACTTACTACCCTGTCGAACCGCTGATAGATGACTATTAAATCTAGCTTCAAGCGAACGGGAAGTCATACCAATATATGACTTCCCGTTGTTGCGATTTGTGATCATATAGACAATATGCATATAATAACCCTAAGTAAATTGATTTCAAGAGTTATTTATACTAGAGATCACTTTAACGACTGAAGAACGTCCGAGATTTGTAGGTCTTTAGCTTCAACGTATCCTCTATTCTTAGTATAGATTTGATGTTCTGGTGTACACACCACACTATTACCAAATGTATCCGTGATACGGATTACCTTTCGGTTTGTACCAGTTTTGGCTCTGGCAGTAATCTTCTTAAATTCATCTTTGCCGCTCTTAACGTTACGCGACATAATACGATAATTTTCAGCTGACTCAACTACTTCTTGAAGTAACATATCCTTGATGTCGCCATTATCAAGCTGAACAGTAACCATAGTATTACCGGCAAGGCACAGATTAGATTGCTTAATTGGTGCTTGATACTTATCAAACGAACCGTGATCGTTAGCGTGATCAACATTCATTAGATAGATACGACCTGTATCCTTACGCTCTTGGAGGAATGCAGAGAACAAGTCAAGTGCTGAAACAGTCTTCTTACGAATATCAGGATTCTTTTCTGCGGCCTCATACAAGTCACGAAACTTGTCGACGTCGACAAAGAAAGCATCGTACATTTCAGGCACATCATTCGGACTGAACAGAGTGATGTTGCCGCTTGTCAACAAGCGTTCGTACATGACCTTGTTGAACAGGATTGAATAGTCTAAGTTACGAACACGGTTTTCGTCAGTGCCCTTGTTGTTCTTGAGGACCATAAGGTCTTCAATTTCCAAATGCCAAAAGACAGTATGAATAGTAGCCGAACCACCACGCACACCGCCCTGGCTGCATGACTTGGTAGCTGCCTGAAACAACTTATAGTAAGGAATGTTGCCTTCAGACGTAGCATCACCATTACGTACTGGTGCACCCAATGCACGAATGGAACTAGCACCAATTCCAATTCCTGCCTTCTGGCTAACATACTTTATAATAGCGCCAGTTGTAGCAATGATAGAATTGAGTGAGTCACCAGCTTCAATTACCACACATGACGAGAACTGACGCTGTGGTGTGCGCAGTCCGGACATGATTGGTGTAGGCAACGAGATTTCAAAGTTGGACACTGCATCATACATGTCCTTAACCCAGCGGAGTCGAATTTCCTTTGAGTAGTTTGCAAACAGTGTCATTGCAATGAGCATATTAGCCATCTGCGGAGTTTCGTAAAACTGCTTGGTAGCACGGTTCTTAACAAGATACTTTCCGCGGAACTGCTCCATGCCAGCATATGCTATGTTGAAGTCCCTGTCATGATCAATGTGCTTGTTGAGCCACTCGAATTCATCGACGTCGTACTTGAACAAGAGTTCGCGATCGTAGTAACCGGCATTAACAGCACGTTCATAGTGTTCATATAGAGAGCAAGGCTCAGGTTGAGCATAGACTTCCTTTCGCAGATGGTAGTTAATCAAACGAGAAGCCACGTACTGATAGTTTGGCATGTCCTCGTCAATCAATTCAGCCGAAGCCTTGATCAGAGTTTCATGGATATCCTTAGTCTTGATCTTGTCGTAAAACTGCACCTGAGACTTGATTTCTATTTCAGATGCGGAAACCCCAGTAAGGCCTTCACAAGCCCATTGGACAACTTTATGAAACTTTTGTAGATCGAGAGGCTCAAGTTGGCCTCCCCTCTTAGTAACTCTGATCATTTATTACCTCTTTATTGATTGTTAGTTAGACGTTCTTCAACGTCGACACGGTACTGTCTCCAGCCGCGGAAGTTCTTGTAATATACCTCATTCACGCTAGTGCTAGCCATTGCTTGATGCTCGGTTGGCGATGCATGAATCGGTACCGATCCAACCAACTGATCATGAAGTCGAACGTCCTTATCAATGCTTGGCTTTACACCATCATGTGTCAGATAAGAGACTCGAGCGCAACGGGCAGTTGAGATCTTGAATAGAGTTTCTAGAGTAAGCTTACCATCAATATATGCCTGCTCTTCTTCATCAGTAACATATGGGAGATGCAACTCGCGGTACTGTGGCCTAGATGCAATCATAGCCGCATGTATAGCAATGGCTAGCTCGCAAATCTCGGGCTGAGCATCTGGATGGTTGCGCAGCTCAAAGAAGTTATCCCAATCGGTAGCGGTAACAATAACAGAGATGTACTGCCACGGCTCAAGTAGGCGATTGAAAGTTTGCTTGTGTGGCTTAGAGATCTTGTTAACAGCCCAGACTGCACCGCAAACCATACGGCCAGTCCACTTCCAAGTCTGCTTAGCAAACCAAAGCTTCAAGCCGGTCAGCTCAGTCTTTGCCTGCATCCCAGGATTGTTAGCACCCCAGTGTGTAGGACCAGCAGGATCATTCCAAACTTGTTTGAGGAATGTAATGATTGGAATGGCGCGAGAGCTAGATGCATTACGGCTAAACACTCGGTGTGTCATAAACTCGCCATGGATGCCTCGCCAATAGCGAAGCTGCATGGTAGTCAGGCGCCTACCCGTCCGCGGATGCAAAGAATCCTTGATAATCTTTACTTCACACGCCATCAGTTGTAGTCTCCGCATGATCTACAATGGCTTGTTCAGCCGCATCGGTAAGGACCTTAAGTAGACCAATCTTTGCCATAGCTTCAAGTGCAGCTCGATCCATATCAATGATCATCATTGCACCGTCTTCATCATCGTGCTCAACGATGTTGACTACTTCAATCTTCATGACTTTCTCCAAATATTAAATGCAAGCTTAGCTCGCAGATCGTTGTGTGTATTAGTATCTATGATGTAGCGAACGAAGTCTGCAGACATGCCTTGCATCACCATCTCGTTCACATCCTTGTGCACAAGATTAGTTGGCCATATACAGACATTATAACCATTGAGAATGGATTTGTCAATCTTTTTGACAGTATCCTTGTTTCTAGGTTCGTTGTCGTAAACAACTACCATGTTCTTCTTAGGAA